CACGATTTAAACGATGGCCGATCTATTACAGTAGGCGCGGACGGAGTAATCCAGTCTGTAACTGAGTCAGCAGTTGACGCGATGACGGCAATGGAAGCGGATAAGGAAAAGATGGCTGCCGAGATGGTTGTTAAAGACGAAGCTTTAGCCATGAAAGACGAAGAAGTTAAAGCGGCTCAATTAGCCTTAAGCACTTTCAAGTCCGAAACTGAAACTAAGCTAAACGCTATGGCTGCAAGTATTGAAAAGCTTAGCGCAGTGGTTCCCGGTTCAGGAAAAGAGCCAACACGTCACGCGATGTTTACCAAGAGTCAAGATAGCGTTAAAGATATGAAGCCAAGCGATAGACGTTTAGCCTCACAAATTGCTTCACGCAAATAATTAACATAACAACTTATTACAATGGCAGCAAATCCAACGTTTACTTCTCCAACTTATGCTGGAGAATTTTTTGACCAAATGTTCGGCCCAACCGTTCTGAATCCCTCCAAGCTTGAGGACTTAGATTTAGCAACGGTTATAGACCGAGCTAAATACAAAGAGACTATTTACGATGCGGATGATACCGTAGAGTTAGCAAACTCTAGTCCGACTTATACAAGTCAAGGTTCTACCGCTGATTTAGCAGAGATCAATTTAACCTTGGTCCCTTACCAGTTTAACAAGACTATTAGTTTAGACACTATCCGTCTTAGCTGGTACTCTAACAAGTTAGGCGCTGGTTCAATGGAAGATTATACCTACGATCAGCTAGTAGATCAGTATATCAAGATGGTGTATGTTCCTAAATTGAATCAAGCGCAATCTAACTTAGTGCTTAATGGTAAGAATGGTTTAGGCGCTGATATCGGTACTTACTCGTTTAGCGCATCTTACTCTGGAGTGTATGAATTATTCAATGCCTCAAGTGAGATTAAAAAACTAAGCATTGGAGCAGACGAGGTATCTATTGTTTCAGTAACCAAGGGGGCAACCCTTACCACTTTAACCGTAGCTTCTGACGTTAGGAACTCTCTTACAATTGATAACGTTATATCTATTCGCGGTGCTGCTGGTACTGGTTGGACCTTGATTAATGGCGACTTTATTGTAAAAGACTTAACGGCAACTACCGTGGTTCTTGAGCTAAACAGTAACGCTTTGACTAATGCCAATTACACAGGTAACACGGGTAAGATTCGGTTCATCAACTCGCAAAACATAATTAAGAAAATTGCAAGTCACTACCGCGCGATACCTTTACAGATCAGACGTGCAGGGGTGAAGATTGTAATACCCGGACACCTAGAAGCAGAATGGCAATTCGCAGTATCTGAGGCGCAGCAAAACGGCGGAGAATTTTACTTAAAATCTCACGAGCTTACTTTCATTGCTTCAAATATTGTAGTACTTGACAATGCACCTGCCAACACTTTAGGAAGTTGGGAAGCTAGCCGTGTATTCTACGGATACGACCTAAGCGACGATTATAGCAAAGTGTCTGTATTGTGGCAAGGTGATACATCAGGAGACGAAGTGTATAGACTTAAAGGAAGGATGAAGACAGGCTTAGCGCTGACTGCTAAATTCCAGAAAGAGATTACTCTATCTACTCCAGACGCATAATTAACGAGGGAGGGGTAACACTCTCCCTTTTTTTCTAACATTAAAAAAATTATAAAATTATGTGTGTAACATCATTGAGTACAGGGTTGGCGGGTGCCTGCGCGGCCGTAAAGAAAGCGGGGGGGGTAAATAAGGCGATTTACGCCGGCAGCGTAAAAGACTTGACTAGCGTAACATTTGCCGACGACGGAACAGTTTCTGCGCTAACTTTTGCCGTTGGAAAACAACTGGTTAAATACGTTGGCCGAAGCGCAAAAAATACCGCGAGCGAGCCAATAACAGCAGAGGGAGAGGGGAATGTTAACGAGTATGTGCATACTGTTCAACCCGTATTATACCATTTTACGCAAGCTGAAAGAGATGCAATAGAAGACTTATTTGCGCTGGATCAGGCTTTCTTTATCATCCCGATGCGAAGCGGTCAGATATTAGTTTATGGATTGTCTAAAAATGTGGCCACCTTGCAGGATTTTGGCTTAAAATTAAGCGAAGGAGACGATGCCGTAGGTATCGAATTAAATGATATGAATGCGCAGACTTGTACGATGGCAGGTAATATGCTGCACAAGGCGATCATCTATAACGAGGGAGTCACTTACCCCAACAACATTACGGCTATTGAGGCATACTTGACTCCTGCCACGTAATGGATAGTTATAGGCTAAAAAAAGAATACCAGAATAAAAAAGTAGCGGTTGCAATTGGTGACCGCTCTTTTGGTATTGACAAAGATTTCCACACGACCTATACAAATGCTAATGCTTTTATTGAGAAAAACATTAATATCCTTAGCAAGTACTTTGACGTGGTAAAGCCACAGACCGATGCCAAGAATAAGAGCACAAAAAAATAACATCTAATTAACTATGCCAAACTTTTCACTTAAAGCTATGCTGGCCTCGATCCGCGACACAATAAGCCAAGACGGCCGTGCGTGGAGATGGGGAACGCAAGATAACTTTCCAAACATTATCATTGATAGTGCGAACGATTCAGGGGTAGCGAGAGAGTGCATAGATAAATTAGAGACTTTTATCGCGGGAAACGGAATTAAAGATGAGACGTTTTTTGATACGGCCGCTAATCCGGATCAAACGTGGGGAGAGTTAGACCGTGCTATTAATCAGACATTGGCATACATTCCGGGGATTGCCCTTCGGGTATTGTACAACGCGGGGGGGTTACCTGCTGAGTTTTATTTGTTACCGATCCAGAATGTTCGCCGTCGATTTGATGGACAGTTTATTTACGGCATAGACCTAGGTGATCCGGCGGGGTTTAATTCCTTCGCAGGTAGAAATCGTGAAATTTTACCCCCGTTCGGAACAGCTAAAACACCCTCAGATGTGAGGGCTATGATGGCTAAACAAATGGCTAAACACGATAGACAACTTGGTGAGTTGCTTTATATCTTCACGCCTGGAGTTGGTTTGAATTATCAATACTACCCTGTTCCTAAATGGTCAGCAGGGCTAAACGACATTAACGCTGATGCGGCCTTATCTCTACATGAAGAGAGTCAAGTATCAAACAGTTTTAAAGCTGGCGTAATCATACAGACTAGGCCCCTAGATAAGGTGCTTAAGGATGAGAATGAGAAAACAGAATACGACTACTTTCAAGAGGAGTCTGAGAAGTTTTGTAGTCCTGACGGATCGCCAATACTACACTTAGAGACTCTTAACGGGGAAGCATCTGCAACCGTTACCGCTCTAAATATTCAGCATCAAATGGATGCGACAGAGAAAGCAACGGACAGAATCGGCCGCAAGGTGTGTAGGTTGTTTGGTGTTCCGCCTATTTTATGCGGTTTCGCTACAGCGGGAAAACTTGGAGAGAGTCAAGAGCTAGTTAACTACATGAAGCTATTCAGTTTAACACTTAAAAAGAAGTGGGAACTAAAAGCAAGAATGTATAAAGCATTATTTCCAGAAGTACCAAAAGAAAACTTTGAAACTATCGCTATTGATTTGTTTAGCTTCTTACCGGATAACGTAGTTGCTAAGTTAACACCGTTTCAGTTAAACGAAATATTTAAGTTACCAAAAGATCCAAGCGTAGCAGAACCAATACCAGCGGCACAAGCAACGGAGCAAGCAGAAGTAAACGAACACCTTAAGACATTAACAGGTAAACAACAGCAGAATATTAATCGCATAGTTAGAGAGTACAACAAAGGACAATTAACAGAAGTACAAGCCGTGATGCAATTAACGTCAGGCTTTGGCTTTACCGAGGAAGAAGCGAAGGCATACTTAGCAATTGAAGAAGAAGAAATAACAGAGTATTAAATGGAACTACTTTTAAAAACCGACATGCAAGGCTGGACACCGTACGCGGCAGGAACTCCTGACACCTTTTTCAATCCTTCCAAAACTCATGTAGTTGATTCTATCGGCGGGGTAATTTCGGACGAAGCACTAACCGATATACTAGCCTTTACACGCGGGGACGGAACAGATGCAGCCACAGCGCTCTATCAATTCTGGGAAACATCAGTACTACCTTACGCTGTGCTGACTGTATTCGTGGAGATGTTAGCGACTCACGGCTACACTTTCTCTACCAACGGGATTATTCAATTCGCAGACCGAGACAACACGAGCGCAGGGGTGGACGAGAAGAGTAGAGGGATGTTTATTAGGCAGTACACTACACAACGGGAACGATATAAGACACTAATGCAGCGCGCATTTAACGACGTGAAAGGGGTCTTTGACTCTACTACCTACATTATTAACACCGAGAAATACAACACCGTTAAACCCGCTCCAGTGTTTACAGCAATAGGAAGGGTGAACACGGAAAGAGATTTAAGTTCTAAGTTTAGATTATAACAAAGCAAATAATAATATCATGGCAATAACAGAAAGAACAAGTTTTAGTAAAGCGGGATCACAAGACATTGTAGTAGCTACCGGTACAGTAACAGGCAGATGGCGAGCAATTAAAGCGGCTCAGAATGCAGCGGCCTCTGTTACGGTAATATTTGAGTTCCCAGACAGTACACCGAGAAACTTAATCTTAGCGCCTGGCGAAGTGGAGTACGGGGTGATAACTTCTATTGACACCACAGACGGAACTATTAGAGCTTATATTGATACTAATCCACCTGTTTAATGTTAGGGCTAGGCTTAGGTTTACAGTATAGGACTAGAACTAGAACAATCACCTCACTAGGTCAGCTTTATTTAAGCTTAGCTAATGCCGATGGCGGCAGCGGGGGTAGTGCCTCTTGTGTAGATGAAACTTTTAACGCGCTAAATTCTGTCCCTGCCCTTGGGTTTTCATATGCCTTAAGTTATATAGCATTATCTACTACCGATGGCGGCAGTGGTGGCTCTTTGTCTTTCGTAGAATCTACTTTTAACTCATTACTAGATATAACTTCATAATATGGCAACATTACTAGACAAAGCAAGTATTATTATTCCAAAGGGTGCGGCAAGTAAAGCAAGTGTTTTATATGCGACTTCAAACGACGGGGCAACGCTTATTCCGATTAGTACGGTGCAGAATACAGCGAACCTAACTAGAATCAATGAGGCGGGGTTGATTGAAGCGGTAGACGCTAATGTTTTGCCGCGTGACTTTACAAATGGCGGTTGTGGGGATACTGCTATATGGCCGCAAAGGACGAATATATTTTTGCGATCTAATGAAATAGATAATGCGGCGTGGATAAAAGGAAATTCAGGAGGCGGAATCCTTCCAGTTGTTACAGCTAATTATGCAATATCGCCCGATGGAACTAATAACGCTGACAGGGTGCAATTTTCAAGGGCAGGAACGGCAGCAACTGACAGAAGTTTTATTACTCAAACCGTAACAGGCGCTTTAAATACAAACTATTCTAATGGGGTTTGGTTAAAATCAAACACTGGGGTAAACCAAAATATTTTAATTTTTGGTAATTTTGGAACAGGATCAGTAAAAATTGTAACCGTAACTAATCAATGGCAGAGGTTCCAAGCAAACCTAGCCAACACAGGCGGGTCTACTAATGTAAACATAACAGTCGGTTTGGGTTTTACTGTAATGTCAGAAACAAGCGCAGATATATTAGTTTCTTACGTGCAAGGAGAGGCAGGAGATTATCCTTCAGCCAATATTAAAACAGAAGGCAGCACCGAAACCCGCGATGCAATGGTGCCGAGCAAAACGAGCGCATCGGCTTTAATCGGGCAAGCAAGCGGTGGTATTTATTTTGAAATAGCACCCTTCACCACAACGGAAAGTAGAATAAGTTTATCCGATGGCACGGACGATGAAAAAGTAGAAATACTATTAGACACTAATATCACCTTAGACTTAAACACAAGCGCAGGAACAGATACGCTGTTAGCTAACTTAGGAACAGTAGCCGCTAATACATGGACGAAGATAATAGCGCGATACTTAGTCAACAATATAGCACTTCACCAAAACGGAGCGCAGTTAGGAGAGAATCTAAGCGGTGCTGTTTTTTCAGGGACAACGCTAAACACTATTCAATTTGCAGCATTTGACGGGTCGACTCCTTTTTACGGACGGTTTAGAGAAATGGTAATTTTTGATGATTCACCAACTCAAGCAGAATCTAATTCAATAACTTAATTATGCCATTTTACGTTTACAGATTAAAGTATTCTACCCAAGCCGCGTTTAATTCCGCGATGCTCACTAAAGGCGTTCTGATAGATAGTCAAGACCACGGAATAATTAACGGACAAAATACATTGGCGGTTGTTCGTCTAGGATTAAACCCAATAAATCAATCGGCCTCGTATAACGCGGCAGGCGAAGAACTAACAGCAGCAACTTTTTTTAGCGGCTACCACGCGGATATTAAAGTGACAGATGCTTTAGAGTTTACTAGTTTAAATCAAGTAACCCCTAGTAATCCAATGCACGGGGTTAAATGGGCTGCTGGTGCGATTAACTTATGATACAAACAGCATTATTAATCGCTTTATTTTCGTTTCTCTTTGCCGCGTTCCGAGAACTTTCCGAGCATGGAAAAGAGGGCGGGT